TGATAGTGAAATAGCTAAGCAACAAGCATCACTTCAAGCTATTAAAGAGATTGCTAATACTACAATGATTAATTATCTTACGACTATTAATCAAATTAAGCAGTCTATTAAGCAAGAAGCGTATGAACTTGCTAATATGAACGATCAGCGTGCGGGAGATATTCAAGCTCGTGCCGGTAAAGCTGTTACTGAAATGGGACTTAATCAGGCTCTAATGGGATCTGTGTGGTCACTTAAAATCTTTGATTGCTTCCGTTCTCGTGATATGATGGCTAATCTTGATGCTGCTAAGATTGCTTGGATTGATGGCTATGAAGGTTCTTATGTAGATCCTAATACCAATGAGATTGTTCAAGTTCGTGTAAATGGTACTGACTTTGTTAATTCTAATTTAGGTATCTTTGTTGGTAACTCTGCTGAACTTAATGAACAAGTACGTAAGCTTGAGGAAATTGCTTTTGGTGCTGCTCAAAATGGAAATTACGATGTAGCTGCTGAAGCTGTTTGTAATCATAACATTGCTTCTTTACGCAAATATATTAAAGAAGCTGCCGAAGCTCAACGTCAATTTGAACTTCAAAAAGAAGAGATTCAAAAGAAGTGGGATGCTGAGATTGAACAAACTCGTGCTGCTAATGCGGAAGCTCAACGTAAATTTGAAGCTGAACAAGCTCAACTTGATCGCGATTCTAAGGAAGCTATTGCTGCTGATACTAATCTTACTAATATTATTATTACTGATGCTAAGCTTCAAGTAGATAAGAATGGTAATGATTATATTAGTGAAGATGAATCTAATAGTGGTACTCTTGACGATTATCTTAAAATGACTAAGTTAAACTTAGATATTGATAGAGCTAATCTGGAACGTGCCAAGTTTGAGGAACAAAAGCGCATGAATCGTATTAACGCCAATAAGCCACGGAAGTCTTAATGTAGGCTCTTATTTTTGTTGAATTGAACAACTATATCGATTGAAATTTGGGTTCGTCAGAGGTCTTCATTTAAGCCTTAAAATGGCATAAATTAATTGGAATTTCAGAGAGCCGTGTGATAGGCGGTACTAATGCTGTTTCTAATAATATTTCTAATGCCATTTTTAATACATATATTATTATTACATTTGTCACTGTTATAACTTAATTTATAAAAGATAAAACATTATGCCAAATCCTATTGTTCCCGGTGGTGTTACTGATAGTAGTACTACTAAAACTGCGGAAGAGATAGCTGCTGAACAAGCGGCTAAAGCTGCTAAAGAAGCAGAAGAAGCTACTAAAGCAGAAGAAGAACGTAAGAAAGCAGAAGAAGAAGAAGCTAAACGTAAAGCTGAAGAAGAAGCTGCTAAAACTGCTACTCAAAAAACTGAAACTGAAACTGAAACTCCTACTAAGATTGTTCTTACTACTGATGACGGTGATGTTGAGTATGATCTTGATGCTGACGGTAATGCCGTTAAAGATGGAGAGATTGTTTACACTAAAGCTCAGTTAGATGAGTTTGCTGCTGCTGAAACTCAAGAAGAAACTATAGATGTTTCTGCTATTTCTGCTATTTCTGGTTTAACCCCGGTAAATGCTGATGGTACTCCTAAGAAATATGAAATGACCGTTGAAGGTCTTGCTCAACGTGATGCTGATATTGCAGAGCTTGCTAAACGTCAAGCTGAAAGTGAAGCTATCAACAATTTCTTCCGTACTAATCCGGATATTTATCAAGCTGCTCTTTATAAACAAACGTATGGTTCTCTTGAGGGTTTTGCTAATCATGTTGATTGGACTACAATGACCCTCGAAGATAAATCAGATGATCAGTTAGAAGCTGTTATTCGTTCTGCTGAAAAACGTAAAGGTACTTCTGATGCTCAAATCGAACGTATTATTCGTTTTTCTAAAGCTGATAAAGTATTAGCTGAAACTGCTAAAGAGAGTCTTGATTATCTTGCCAATGCCCAGAGACGTGAGATTGAAGCTGCAAATGCTAGGCAAGAAGCCGAATATCAAGCTGCTCAAGAAGCTCTTGATAAAGCCTACGGTATTACCTATGATGAGAATGGTAAAGCTAAAGTGCTTAACGTTCCTGATTCTTTATACGATAAGATCGTTAATAAAGGTACTATCGGAGGTCTTGCAATTCCAACAGCAGGTGTTAAAAGAATTGTTAATGGTAACGAACAAATTCTTTCTCGTAAAGATATTGTTAAGTATCTGACAGCTCCTGTTGTTGAAGTTAATGGTGATTTCTATACGCAAGCTCAGAAAGATGTTTTTGATATGCTTGCTGATAATGAAACGTTCGCTATGGTAGCACTTCGTAACTTGTTAGGTACTGATATTAGTCAGTTAGCTGCTGCATCTATACGACAAGAAGCTGTTCGTCGTTTGAACATTACTTCTAGTGGTAAACCTAGAGTTAAGGTATCCACTCAAGGTGGCGGTACTAAAGTTAATTCTAATAGACGTCCTATTGTTCCGGGTGGTATTATTGATTCAAATAAATAATTATCGTAACTATGCTTAGAGAAATTGGAAAAAAACAGTATTCCAAAGAGGTTTACTCTGATGCCGATATGCTATTGAACTTTAATGTTCTTGGTGCTGTCGATTTGAATAAGTCTCTTACTTATCTTTGGGGTAGGAACAGTAATCAATTCCCTCTTCTTTCTCTTACAGAAGGTCAAGGGAATATCTCTCGTAAGAAACCTATTAATGCTGGTGATACTCAGTATAAGTGGAAAATTATGGGGAAACCTACTGTCACTTCCCCGATTGTGCGTTTGATTACGCCTACTCAAACCCCCGGTAAAGGGTTTATGTCTTTCAAAGCGGAGTTCCAAGATAACTGGATTCCTTATCAGTATTCTGCTATTACTCCTGACGGAAAGCACATGGTTCGTATGCAGACCGATGGTGAGCAAACTGCTTCTGGTGGATATATCTATGAAATGATTATCCTTGGTGGTAATCCTGATGAGTTTATTGATCTCAGCAATTTTGAGAGAGGTAAATATTGGGGTATGGGTGCTCCTACGATTGCCGGTGAATTATCTACTGGTTCTCGTTCTACTGCTGAATCTTGGAGTGAAATGACTAACCAATTTGGTTTCCATAGATTCTCCAAAATTATTACTGGTAACATTGCTAATATCGTAACCGAGTTTGAACTTGATTATGATGATGGTTCTAAAGGTACTCTTTGGATGCCTTATGAAATGCGTCAGTTCGAGTTCATGCGTAGACGTTTGTTAGAAGAGGATTTGTGGTTCTCTGCTTACAACCGTGATATTAACGGTGTTATTCACAATCAAGAAAAACATTCAAACAAACCTATTCCTCGTGGTGCTGGTGTTCGTGATATTCTTATCGCATTCGGTAACTACTTCGAATACTCATTCATGACTATCGAGCTTATTGATATGATTCTTTCTCGTATCTTTGAGGTTCGTAATGATATTGATTTGAGTAATAAGAATATTGTTCTTTATACAGGTAAAGGTGGTTCTAAGATGTTCCAACAATGTATCAAGAATGAAGCTATTGGTAATGGTTACTTCGATAAACTTGGTGCAGAGGAAATTCAAAGTCGTGGTGGTATTTTGAGTTATGGTGCTTACTTTAATCAATATAAGCATTACTCTGGAGCTACCGTTTCAGTTAAAGTTGTTGACTTGTTCGATAGCGGTTCTCGTGCTGAGATGGATCGTAAGAACGGTCGTATGTATGGAGGTTTCCCTGTTACTTCATACACTATGGTATTCTTGGATCACTCTGTTGATAATACTTCAGGTGAACCTAATATCCAACTTGTTTGTGAAGAAGGTCGTGAATACTTATATGGTATTTACCAAGGTATTACTCCTCTTCCTAAAGAATGGGGTGCTTACAATAAGATGTTAAGTACACGTGAGGATATTGCTACCTATGAAGTTATATCTTCTCAAGGTATTAATATGCTTAATGGTACTACTTCTTTCTGGGCTGAAATGATTTTTGAATAAGCGTACATTACGATTATTGTAAAGTA